TGGCGAAGAAAATATATTGCCAAAGAACCTACACAATCCAGTCCGGCATTAGCGTTTGGCAGCGCGTTTCACGACACGGTTGAAAAACTGGTTTGTGAACCAGAAGCCAAAGTGCTCAGTATATGGGGGGGGGAGTGGAATAAGGCTGTCGAGAAACAGCAAATCTTTTGGGGAACAGATACACCGGAAGCGATCTGCAATGACGGCGTTAGGATGTTCTCCAACGCTGCTTTACTGAGTGAAATCAAAAAGATAAAGCCTGGCATTGATAGTAAGGGTCCAAAAATAGAACGCAAAGTAGAACTAAAAGTACCTGGCGTACCGATTCCGGTTATCGGGTATATCGACATTATTTTAGCTGATGGCACCCCAGCAGATTTTAAAACGGCTTCCCGGTCATGGACTGATAACCAAGCGCAAGAATCCTTGCAAAGTTTGTTTTATCTTGCTGCTTTAAACCAGTCCGGCGAAAAGATTAACTGGAAATTTGCCCATTTGATTTTTGTCAAGACAAAAGAACCAAAATTTCAGAAAATTGAACATTCCCACAAGCCTGGAGAGTTATTCTTTCTCTTTGATTTGATTCAGAGAGTTTGGGACGGGATTCAGAAAGAAGTTTTCCCAATGAACCCCTCAACTTGGAAATGCGATTCAAAATATTGTGATTTTTACGCTAACTGTAGAGGCAAATATGCCTGAACCGGAATTCGAAAGTATTGGAGAACTCATTTCCGCGAACATCAGGTTGAAGGATGAAGCACTCGGTTGGCACGCAAGAGCAGCGAAACTGGAAGATGAAAAGAATGAATTGGAAATAGAAATCTCTGTCTTGAAAGAACAAAAACGACAACTTGCCATTGAGAACGTAAAACTGCTCAACAAACCGCTAAAGAATGAAGCGGGGCAATATGCAACAGATGATTTTCCAAACAATGAACCGCTGCAAGATCACATCAGAAAACGGGATGTTAGTCCTCACCAGTCCCTACATTCCGCAACTGGTTGAAGCGGTCAAAAGCCTCCCCTATACTGAGCGGAAATATGAACCAAATCGTAAGGCGTGGTTAATTGATCCAAAACACGGCAGTAAATTGACTGCCTGGGTAGAAACGTATGCTGGGGAAGTGGTAAGCCTCCCCTCAATTACTCAGTATGCGGGGGGCATAGTCCTGCGATTGGTAGAGGTGCGTTATATCGGTGCTTGTAAACCCCGGGATGATGGGTCATCGGTGGCTTTTGGCCTGGTAGATAAAGATTGGTCATTGATTTTCCCAGAAACGGTTTTACGCAATTGGTTTGACAGTGGTGATCCAGAGCCAGAACCTTCGGTTGCACAAACACTGTACCAGGTTCTCGGTATCAAAAAAACGGCGACGCAAGATGAAGTCAAAACAGCTTTTCGCCGAATGGTCAAGCAATGGCACCCTGACGTGTGTCAGGAACCTAACGCGGCTGAAGTTTTCATCAGGATTAAAGAAGCTTCAGACATACTGAGTGATGCCAATCACCGGGCAAGATATGATGCTGGACTGGTATTACAAAAAGCCTTCGAAAAACAACAAAAGCAAACCTCAAAATGGAAACAGGAAATTCAGTTTCTAACAACTGGCTACCGCTCACCTTTACGTTGTGGGGCAATCATGCTCGAAGGGATAGAAAAACTTGGTCGTATCGAAGTATCAAAAATATTAGCTTGGGAAGATATTACTAAAAACGGAAGAACATTGGTTGTTTCCTGGCCGCTTGGTGCTAAAGAACCATTGGAGAATTGGACATGAATAAGCTATTAGGAAAACCCGTTAGAAACACTGCAACCGGAGAAACCGGTATCGTCCGAGATGTAAAAGCACTGCTCGAAAGAGCAATATTGGCCGAGCGGCGCGTGATGAAACTTGAAATAGTGCTGCAAGAAATCGCAGATCAAACGGGAGTAAACAGAAGCGCAGACTGGGCGCGGCGCAGGGCGCTTGAGGCACTGGGGGAGGTGGAAGGATGAGCATTGAATTTGATCTTAAGGATATGCGGTGTTTTGCGGACAGACATCGCGGTAAGTATAAAATTGAATACTGCTTTATATTATATGGATGAAGAGGAAAGTGAGAAATGAATCACCAATTAATACCCGGCTCACTTGGGGACATTGCAATGAAAGATAAAAAATCCATTGCGGAAAGTTTTATAAATGCTGATGTAATTTGCCTTATAGACGTTTCCGGGTCAATGAATACCAATGACTCTAGGAATAATTTATCTCGATACGAAGTAGCTTGTCAGGAATTAACTTATTTGCAAAAAAATCTTCCGGGGAAAATTGCCGTCATTGGCTTCTCAGATGATACAGAATTTTACCCCGGAGGTATTCCAAAATTGCCAGACGGTGGCACTGATATGGCAAAAGCGTTGCGTTTTATAAAAGTTGCCGATTTGCCTGGAATGAAATTCATTTTGATTTCTGACGGCGAACCCAACGAAATTGAAGTGACACTTCAAATTGCAAAAACATTTACGAACAAAATTGACGTAATCTATGTCGGTCCGGAAAGTAATCCACGTGGCAGAGATTTCCTGCAAAAACTAGCTGCTATTACTGGGGGAAAATCCGTTACTGTAGATCGGGCGAAAGAACTAGCAGCCGGTGTAATGAAATTGATTAGTAGTAACTCAGTATGAGGGGGGGGGATGACTAGATCATTAATTCATGATGCTGAAGTCAGGAGAATTTTTAATGAAACTGAGATAAACGGTATGACAAAAAAACAATTTTTAGATCTCTTTTTTGTTTCGTCAAAGAATAGAGAACATTATTTATCTCGGTTCGAAAATTTGGGTTTGCTTCTTAGCGAAGACGATAACGGATTACTTTACAAGGTGAAAAACGATGATAATTCCCGATTTTGAAATTCGGCAATGGGCGCAAAATGGCGGCATTGTCCCCCATGATACTGAGTGTGTTAATCCGGCAAGCATTGACCTCCGTTGGTCTGGCAACGTCAAAATTGCAATGAAAAATGGTTGGCATGATTTTGGGAATGTGGAAGAAAAAATATTTTATCCGGGCGCGCTTTATCTTCTGGATACACTGGAATACATAAAAATTCCCCCATGCTGGGCAGGTGAATTGATGCTCAAATCTTCTCTTGGCCGTCAGGGGTTAGAGCATCTTCATGCAGGCTGGTTTGATCCAGGCTTCGAGGGAACAGGAACGCTTGAAATAAAAAACATGGCACCTTGGCCTATCACTTTGAAGCGGGGCCAAAAGATTGTTCAAATGGTATTTCATGAACTAAAAGCGTTGCCCGAAAAATCTTACCAGGTTACAGGCAGGTATAACGGGCAACGAGGTCCGACAGAAGCCAAAATAATTTTTGAGAGGTAGCATAAATGACAAATCGGGTATCAACTTCGATAAAACAAAAACCATCTGATTATGCTGCTTGGCTGCGTAGTTTTGGTTATAACTTCAGGTTGAATGAAATTACAGATCAAATAGAGAATAAAGGCGTTCCAATTTCCGATGAGGAATTTTCAAAGATCGAATGGAAACTTATAGAACATGGTTGTGAAAATGAACGCTTTGCCCGCGTAGCAATTCAAGCAACTGCCTGGGATAACAAATACAACCCAATTAAAGAGTATCTTTCCAAACTGCCTTACGATGGTGGCCATTATTTTGATCAACTTATTTCCTGTGTAAATAATCCAGATCGGTTATTTCCAATCTACTTACGCAAGTGGATGATTGGTGCGGTATCAAAAATTATCCAGGGAACACAAAATAAAATGCTCGTTTTGGATGGCCCACAAAATGCAGGTAAATCACTGTTTGTCAAATGGTTGTGTTCTGGTCTTCCAGAATATTTTAATGAGGGCAGCATTGATGTTGATTCAAACGATACAAAAATCCGGCTTACTACAAAATGGATTTGGGAAGTCGGTGAGCTTGGTGATACCATGCGGAAAGCCGACCGGGAAGCGCTGAAGAATATCATCACTCAGCAAATAATGACTTTTCGCCGGCCATACGGCCATTTTGACAAAACCAAACCAGTACTAACTTCTCTTATTGGAACAATCAATAATACCGGGGGTTTCCTCGATGACCCAACGGGCAGCCGCCGATTTATGGTGTGCAACGTTCAGAAATTTGATTGGCAAACCTATACCGAGAAAATTGATATTAACATGCTTTGGGGCGAAATTTACGCCGCTTATTTGATCGGCGAAGATACAGAATTCACTATTCACCAGAAAATAGAGACAGAGAAAAACAACAAACAATACGAAATTGAAGACCCAATTGAGATTGTTCTACTTGACCAATTTGAAATTAAACCAGGCGATTTAACGAAATGGACTACAACCGCAGACCTTATGTATGTGGTTCAAGAGAAAATAGGTAAAGGCGGTTCGCCAAAATCGTTCCAAATGGCTCTTGCTGTAACATGCAAGAAACTTGGACTCGAAAAAGCACAACAGAAAAACCAACGCGGGTACTACGGAATTCAGAAAAAAATCCCATGAAAGCCATTCAACCTATGCAACCTATGCAACCTTTTTGTAAGATTTTTAAAAACGTTATTACAACCTATGCAACCTATGCAACCTTTTTGGCGAAAAAATCAAAAAAATCATGTTTACTCGTGCAACCTTGCAACCTCGATGCATTAAACTTTTTTTAAGGTTGTATTACCGCGTTAAGCATTTAAGCAATTAGGTTGCAAGGTTGCAGGGTTGCACGAATATAGAGAAAAACCAATGAAATTACTCGAAATTGCTCAATTTTGGCTAGAAAACGGATATGCGACAATTCCAATCCGATATTATTCCAAAAGGCCACTGATTGATTGGCTGGAGTATCAAAATAAACTCCCTACTGAATTTGAATTACTTCAATGGTTTCCAAGTGAAATGCGTAATATTGGTTTAGTCACCGGCAATGGCTTAGTAGTCATTGATTTTGACATTCAAGAAGTTTTCGATTATTGGTATTCGTTGTTCCCGATCAAAACTTATATGGTCAAAACCAAGCGGGGGGTGCATGTATATCTAAAAACTCAAGAGCCTGCAAAAAATTGCCATACTGATTTATTGGATGTGAAAGCAGAGCGCGGTTATGTTCTTATTCCTCCTAGCACGCATCCCAGCGGATATCAGTATCAAATTCTTGCCCCTCCTCCCATACTGAGCATAGAAAAGCTAGAAGATGTTTTGCCGAAGTGTTTTACACCAGAACCAGAAAAAGTTTTGGTGGAAAGAGTAGTTACTCAGTATCAGCGGGGTAATGATGCCTGGGAGATTGCGGATAATGCAGTTGATATAGATTTAAGTTTGATTTCCGAGATACGTTCAAGAATTTCTATTCTGGATATTTTAGCTGGCGCTGAACCTTCTTCCCGTGATGACCGGTGGTATGTCGCCCTTTGTCCGTTTCACGAGGATCACACGCCAAGTTTTTGGATTGATACTCAGCGTGGTCTTTGTGGTTGTCGAAAGTGCAACATTAAGGAAATGGATGTAATTAATTTGTTTTCCAGGATTAACAAGATTGATAATCGTTCAGCGATTTTCAATTTAGCTACAAGGCTATCTGGTTAATCTATGGTTTTACAAGGATGCTATGACAAAACTAATAAAATGTACTCGATGTAGAAATAAGATAGGCGAATATTGTGTACTTGAAAATATCGAGTTTTTGCACGTTGGCGGGGTTCTGGCGCGTGAATTTCACGATGATACGCACCCGTCATTTTGGATTGACCGGCAGCATCAGGTGTGCGGGTGTTTCACTTGCAATTTTGCGAAGCCGATGGATGTAGTGAATTTTATTGGGAGGTTGTATGGGTTGAGCAACCTGGAAGCAATCCATTATCTGGTGAGGAGTTTGTAATGGAGCAAATCATTACTTGTTCGGTGTGCGGAGCAGAAATCGGTAAGGTCAAACAGATTGCTGATGACCAGGAGCGATTGCAGATCGGCAATCTGTTCCTCAATGTTGGGCGTGGGGTTTGCTCTCACTGTGGTACTGAGTTTCACTGGTCGCTTTCGGAGCGGATGTTGGCGGAGTTGATTAAGCGCGTGCTCGAAAACCGCTCCAGTCGTGTATAATCAAGTTAGCGGTATTTCACCGGTTTCCGCCCGGCTTTGATTGGTTACAGTCGAACGGGCGGTTTTGTGTTAATGGCAGATGATGCGAATTCTCTTTCTTTCAAACAGCGGCGCTTTGTTGAAGCGTACCTGCAAACGTGGAATGCCACAAAAGCAGCTGAGATAGCCGGATACAAGTTTCCGAATAAGCAGGGGCCTCAATTATTGGTAAATCTTGGTATCAAATCTGTGATTGATGTTCGAATGCGTGAAACATCCATGCAGGTTAATGAGGTGTTGAAGCGGTTGACTCAGCAAGCAAGCAATGAAGCCAGTGCGTATATCCAACAAGATGGGTCAGTAGATTTGGCAGGGTTGATTGCTGATGGAAAAAGTCATTTGATTAAAGGCATCAAATATGATCGGCGCGGGAATGTAGTTGTTGAGTTTTACGATGCACAGGCTGCGCTGGCGCTGGTGGGCAAAGCACAGCGGATGTTCATAGAGCAGGTGGACATGCGGCAGCATTTGGATCAGGTTGCTGTCAATGTTTACTTGCCGGACAACGGGCGAGGTGATGATGCAAGCGATTGATCTACGCCCGCAGCCACGACAAGAGCAATTTCTATCCAGCCCGGCGGATATTGTTATTTATGGGGGGAGTGCTGGCGGGGGCAAAACCTGGTCGCTATTGGCAGAACCACTGCGGCACTGGAAAAATAATCAGTTTGGCGCAGTGATCTTCCGGCGCACGATTGCCGAGGTGACTAAAACCGGCGGTTTATGGGATGAGGCATCTCAATTGTACGGATTATTTGGCGCACGGAAGAATGAGAACGAACGTTGGTTCCAGTTTGCGTCCGGTGCACGTGTGACGTTCGGGCACTTGCAATTTGAAGATACGGTAAATGAGTGGAAAAGCGCACAGATTGCTCTGCTGGAGTTTGATCAGTTGGAGACATTCAGCGAGCGCCAGTTTTTCTACATGCTTAGTCGCAATCGGTCAATGTGCGGGGTGCGGCCATACGTGCGGGCAACGTGCAATCCAGAGCCAGGCTGGTTAGCCGCATTTCTGGCGTGGTGGATTGGAGAAGACGGCTATGCACTCCCGGAGCGGTCAGGGAAGATGCGTTGGATGGTACGAGCAGATGAGCAGTTACAATGGTTTGACACCGCGAACCAGGCGCGGGAAGCATACCCGGATATCCCGCCGAAGAGTGTAACGTTTGTATTGGCGACGGTGTTTGATAACCAAATCTTGTTGGGCAAAGATCGTGGCTATCTGGCAAATCTCAAAGCACTGCCGCTGGTGGATCGTGAGCGGTTGTTGGGTGACGTAACGCGTGGCGGGAACTGGAAGATCAAACCCTCTGCTGGCAAAGTATTCAATCGAGCCTGGTTCAAAATTATTGATGCTGTTCCGGCGGGCGGGATTGTTGTACGTCGTTGGGATTTTGCGGCAACTGAGAAAGAATTGAATAAAACCGACCCGGATTACACGGCATCGTGTCTGATGCTGGTTGTTGGTGGCAGTTATTACATCCTTGATGTGACCAATGAACAAATTGCGCCGGCTGAAGTAGACCGAAATTTTGTGAACATCAGCAAACAGGACACGGCGCGATTTCAGCAGGAAGGACGAGAATACCGCACTCGCTGGGAGCAAGAGCCGGGTAGTGCTGGAAAGCGGGAAAGTTACCGCATGGTGCGGATGCTAGCCGGAGTGGATGCGCGTGGGGTGACCTCACATAAAGATAAGCTGGTGCGGGCTAAGCCATTGGCGGCGCAGGTTGAGGTGGGCAATGTGCACCTGCTGGCGGGCGCGTGGAATGAGGCGTTTTTGCAACACATGCACGGGCAGCCGGATTTATCACACGATGACATAATGGATGCGGCAAGTGGGGCGTTTTACGATTTGACTTCTCCTGAGGGGCAGTCGCCGCAATATATTCCTTCGATCTTGGAAGTGAGGCAGAATGATGAACATGATTTATAGCACGTTGGTTGATATGCTGGCAAAGGATGAGCAGAACCGGTTAGCACAATTTCGCGCCGCGTGGAAAGCATATTATGGCGACTTGCCGAAGCCGCTAAAGGTGAGACCAGGAAACGTGGATGATAACATCCGATTGAACTTCGTCCGGTTGATTGTGGATAAAGGTGTGTCTTTTCTGTTCGGAAAGAATCTAACGTTCGAACTGGTCGAAGGCGAAACCACGCCAGCCGAGGAATGGTTAGCGGCTTGCTGGCAGTACAACCGAAAGATGACACTGTTGCAGAAAACCGCCTTGAACGGCGGGGTATGCGGTCATTGCTTTATTAAAATCCAATACTCGCCGGGGGATGCCTATCCCCGGTTGATCGTACTCGACCCGGAGACGGTTACGGTAACGTTGGCCGCCGATGACCTGGAGCAGATACTGAGTATTAAAATTCAGTATCCATCGAAAGACCCAAAGACCAACAAGCCGGTGACGATCCGGCAAGTGATTGAACGGGATGGCGCGGTATGGCAGATCACTGACCAGGTGGGAAATGTGGAAGGGACAACCTGGCGCACGTCTGGTGAGCAGCGCTGGCCGTACGTCTGGCTGCCGGTGGTGGATTGCCAGAACTTGCCTGTACCGAATGAGTTTTGGGGCATGAGTGACATTGAGCCGGACGTTTTGGAGATCAATAAGGCGATCAATTTTTCCGTTTCCAATACTGGCAGAATTCTCAAGTATCATGCACATCCAAAAACGTGGGGGCGGGGGTTTGACGGAAGTCAATTACGTATCGCCGTTGATGAAACGTTGATTATTCCTTCCGAACTGGGTGAGCTGCATAATCTGGAGATGCAGACCGACCTGTCATCATCAATCGCTTTTTACGCACGGTTGAAAGAGGCGCTGTACGAGGTATCGCGGATACCGGAGATTGCAGTTGGGAAGATTGACTCGCTTGGGGTGCTGAGTGGGCTGGCCCTGGAGATTTTGTACGCCCCGCTGTTGGAAAAGACCGAAACCAAACGGTTATTGTATGGTGACATGCTGGTGGAACTGAACCGGCGGCTATTGGCGATTGGGGGTTTTGGTGAGGAAAATTTAACCATGCTGCACTGGCAGGAAATGCTGCCGGTGGATACGATAGCCAAACGGCAGGCGGCAATAATTGACAAACAACTTGGGGTAAGTGATAACACGCTTCTGACGCGGTTGGGGTATGACCCCGACGTGGAGCGTGAAAAGAAAATGACAGAGGGCGCAGATTTGGGGGAGCGGCTGCTACGTAATTTTGATCGGGGCGGCTAATGCCTGACAGCGACCTTGGTCGAGCACTGCGGCGTTTCCGGCGAGAGCTGTTGGCAAATGAGCGCGCGGCGGCGTCTGAGATGGTGCGTGTGTATGGACAGGCGTGGCAACGGGTGCAGGATATTCTCACGCAACTGGATACTGAGTATCGGAGCAGGGAGGCGTTGGGACAGAAGCCAGGTCCTGATTGGATTTATCAATATAACCGGGCGCGGGCGTTTCGTGACCAGGTTGAGGGCGAACTAAACAAGTTTACGCAGTACGCGGAGCAGTCTACGCGAGGGCAGATGCAGGCAGCTATCGAGGCGGCAGAAAAGCACGCGGAGCGATTGACCAGGACGGCGTTGGGGAAACCCCCATCGGGGGCGATTATCTTATGGAACCGGATTTCAACAGCGGCGGTGGCGGAGATGGTTGGATTGACGCAGACTGACAGCCCACTGCACAAGTTGCTAGCGGGGATCAGCGGCGAGGGAGCGCAGGTTGCTGAAGACGCATTGGTTCAGGGAATGGCGATGGGAAAGAACCCGCGCGCGGTGGCGCCACTGCTGCGCCAGGCGCTGGGAACGACACTAACGCGGGCACTGCGCATTACGCGGACGGAGACGCTACGGGCTTACCGGGAGGCGACGCGGCAAAGTTACCAGGCGAATGGGGATGTGCTGGAGGGATGGATCTGGCACGCGGCGCTGGATACGAGGACCTGCGCAGCCTGCTGGACGATGCATGGCACGATCCACAAACTAGACGAGATTCTTGACGATCACCCCAACGGACGCTGCGCAATGCAGCCTTTGACAAAGACGTGGGCGGATATCGGCGAGGCGATTGGCGTTGACCTGACAGGGATCGAGGAAACGCGAGTTACCCCGGAATTGGGCGTGGACGTGTTTGTGCGGCTGGCGGCAGAAGAGCAGATCAAGATTTTAGGTCCGGCGAAGTTTGCGGCGTGGGAAAATGGGGAGTTTGACTTACAGGATTTGATTGGCCGGAGGCAGGACCCAATTTGGGGAGGGATGCGATACGAAAAAAGCCTGAAAGAAATTCTTGGCGCTGAAGTAGCCAAGCGGTGGTATGTGCTGCCCAGGGCGCAGGATTACGAGGCAATGCGGGATCAATTGGTATCCCATTGGACGGAGGGAAGCAAACGGCCGTTATCGGTGGTGATGAAGATGGCGCTTCAACGGGAATTTGGGCTTGAAGGCACGGTTTATAATCCTAACAATTATGCCTTTCGAGAGGGGTTAGTTCATCGCTATCAAAAAATCGTAAGGAAGATGTACGAGGAAACTCAGGCTGATTTACTGCGGAGAAATATTAAAGAGATTCAACTGTATCGAGGTTTGAAAGAGGAAGTTTTCCGCAGAGGGGTCATTGAAAGCTACACATCTGATCAAGATACCGCTATAAAGTTTGATGGTTTCGTGGTATTATCTGAAAAGGTAAATGCGAGTCGAGTTTTTATGTTTTATGATGGACCAGGTTGGAAGAATGGTTCATTTGGGCAACAATGGGAATACCTGGTTTTATTTGAGGAGCCGACATGAAAAAGATCGAGCATGTTGGAACAAACGGGAAAATTGCGCTCGAGCTTGTTCCCGAAAATGAGGAAGACGAACAAGAAATTTATCGATTGGCGAGAGAAGGCAAGATCGATTTGAATCACAGCTTTGGTGATTACTTTAACACCACCGAAGAGCAGGACGACAAAACGGGGATGTGGAAAAAGGAGCCAAAGAAGTAGGTATGCTAAAGATCAGGTTCTTTTTGATTTCATGCCCAAGATGCAACGCCGAGTACAAGATACGGCTTGAACGGGTTGAAGAGCGGCAGCTGTTTGAATGTCTGGCGTGCGGGGAGAGCGTGGTGGCGGTCGGTTAGCGGGACTGGTTTGGAATGGCAGAACGTTGACAGGGTGTGATTTTTTGCCGCCAGGTGAGGCGCATTATCTGCGACATGTGATTGGTCGGCAAGAATGGCCTACTGGAAGTACGCTAAACGATTATTATCAGAGTTTGTGAGAGGTAGTCGAGAAGGAGGATTCTGACATTATCATTCACAAAATTGGGACGGAATGGCAGGTTGGTTTTTTGAACCATTCTGGTAGTCGGAAAGTCCCGGCTGGAAATGATATAATCTTTGTAGATTATCGTTTATCAACATCGCATTGGGTGACAGGGTTTCAACCTGATGATCTTGAAAAGCAATTATTTCAGAATCGGACGAACATATCATGGCTGAGAAGTTTGTCCTCCACAACCAAATAGAAAGGAACCAACTCAAATTGTCCAATTTGGCGGATATGATTGATTATCTGGTCAATTGGGAATATGGTAATGATCCTTTTGGTGTTCAGCAGACCGTTCTGGAAATGGAATGGATTGAAGCTATGGCCAGCCTCGAAGAGCTACTTCAACAACGAAAAAATGGGATGGCTGAACAACAACAATTGACAAAATTATTGGTGGAATTAGAGGTTGTAAAACCGATTGCTGACCGATTGAATTTGACATGGTATGGAGAAAAGCCTGTTTGAACATGTAAAATCCGTGCTATAATCTAAGCAACAACTGAACAGCGGTATTTCGTCGTTTCCGCCCGACACGATTCTCGTAAGAGAGGTGTCGGGCGATTTTATTTTTACCCCCTGCGGGGGTAACCACACGTTACGGCGGCGGTAAATTGCCGGGGAGATAGAAAAAGATGGCAGAAGAACAGGTAATCCAAAGCGAAAAAACTGGAGAAACAACCACAAACAGCAGTGGCGCTGAGGGAAAGAGCTATACGCAAACAGAACTTAACCAGATGTTCGCGGATCGCGCGCGGCAGGCAGAATCCAGCTTGCTAAAGAAGCTGGGTTTCGAGAAAGCCGATGAAGCGTTTGCGGCACTGAGCAAGCTGAAAACGATTGAGGATGGTCAAAAGAGCGAATTGCAGAAGGCGCAGGAAAAGATTGCCGAACTGGAGTCCCTCCATACTGAGCAAGCACAAAAGCAAAAGGATATTGCCACTCAGTATGAGGTTGTGATGGCAGCGACAAAGCTGGGGATTGTTGACGTGGATGCAGCCTACAAACTGCTGGATAAAACACAACTCAGCTTTGACGACAAGACCGGAAAGTTTAGTAATACTGAGCAGCTTCTGAAAGCGCTTTTGACCGAAAAACCGTGGCTGGCGGGTGGCGGGACAAGCGCAAGCAACCGCGCGCGAAACTACGGAGATGGAGACGATCCGCTGGTGACTGCAATGCGGCAGGCGGCTGGATTGGATAAATAATAGGAGAAAAGACAATGGCAAATTCAATTTCACTGGCGACTAAGTTTCAGGCTATTTTGGATGAAGTTTTCAAGAAGGCCAGTTTGACGGCAAGCATGGACGCACGCACTAAACCTGTAGATTTTGGCGGGGTAAATGCGGTCAATGTGTTCAAAACCAGCATGGTTGGACTAGGAACGTACAGCCGGGCGACTGGTTACGCGGCTGGCGATGTGACTGGCACCTGGGAAACTATGACTCTATCCGCTTCTCGCGGACGCGCGTTCTCGATTGACCGCATGGACGACGAGGAGACACTGGGACAGGCGTTTGGTACGCTGGCGGGTGAGTTTGTGCGCACGCAAGTTGTTCCTGAAGTGGATGCCTATCGTTTCAACAAATACGCCAGTTGGACTGGCATTAGCGAGGTTAGCACTCCTGCGGCGCTGTCGTCTGCATCTGCTGTTTTGTCTGCTTTCGACGTGGCGATGACTTCGCTGGATCAAGATGAAGTTCCTAGCGAGGGCAGGAAGTTGTTTATCTCTGCCGGGTTGTATTCCTTGCTGAAGGCGTCTATCACGCGCTCTCTGGCGAATGAAAACAGCGCTGATCGGCGGGTGTTCATGCTGGATGGTGTAGAAGTTATCTCTGTGCCGCAGACCCGTTTTTATAAGGGAATTACCCTGGATGCGGGAGCGACTTCAAGCGCGGGCGGGTTTAGCAAGACCGTCTCGACCGGGCGCGATATCAACTTTATGCTGCTGCATCCCAGCGCGGTCTTGCAGGTTACTAAGCTGGCCGCCTTGAAGGTGTTTGGTCCAGAAGAAAACCAGACAGCAGACGCATGGCTTGTCCAGTATCGGCTGTATCATGACGCGTTTGTTTATGACAACAAAGTCAAGGGCATTTACAGCCACATCAAGAACAGCTAACCAATTTTTAGCCGATATGGGCGGGATAACACCCGCCCGTAGAGAAAGCAGGTGATGGATGAGCATGAAACCTATTCAAATTTCTGGTTGGTTAAAGGATATCAATGACAACTTCGCTGAACTTGCGCCGGTTGGGAGCAATATCGGCTTGGGCGCTTTGCGGGTAGCACGGTTTGAATTCGATGCAGGTGTGGCCGGTAATCGTTCGGTTGGCGCGCATGGCACGGGTGTAATACTGCCAATTCATGCGATTGTTGTTGGCGGGTTTGTGGACGTGAACACGGCATTCACGGGCGAAGAGAACGCGACGCTGGCGATCCATGTACAGGCGGCTAATGACATTATCAGTGCGGCGGCAGTGAGCGGCGCGCCGTACTCAACCATCGGGCGGAAGGCGATCGTGCCGAAGGCGAACACGCCGGAGAGCACAAGCGTGAAGTGCACCGCCGAGCGGGAGATCACCTGCACGGTGGCTACTGCGGCGCTGCTGACCGGCAAGCTGACAGGGTATTTGTATTATGTCGAGGGCATTGGTTCCGCGTAAGGCGAGGTGATAATGGCGGCAAGAATATCCATGGCGGCTTTGATTTCGCAAGTTCGAACGCTGATTGGCGACCCGGCGGGGGCAAGCGCGGCGCTGACGGACGATGAGATTCAGGCGATCATGGATACTCACCGCCAAGAAGCACGCTATTTGGCGCTAGAAGGACAGCGGGATTATGAAGCAGGCAGTCTGGTTTACAAAAGTTGGCAGGCGCCACAGGGCCAATGGGAAAATAATGCTGTTCTCACCGATACTCAGTACCTGGTGCTGACGCCCAGCGCGGCTGATTATGCAGCGGGGCGGTGGACGTTTGCGACTTCGCAAACGGGCGTGCTGCTAACAGGGTGGAGTTACGACCTATACGCGGCGGCGGTAGATTTGTTGGAAGCTTGGGCAGCGAAGGCGGCGAGCGAGTACGACTTTAGCGTGGACGGGGCGAGCTATCACCGTAGCCAAAAGGCGGTAGGATTGCGAGCATTAGCGAGTGAGTATCGTAAAAAGATACAGGTGAAAACAATTTGTCAGGTGCGAGAAGATGTGAGTTATGTTGAGTGAGGTGGAGTTGAAAGCGATGCGAGCAACGCAGGAGGCAAATTTGCCGGAAACCGTGTATGTGCAGACGTTGACACGTACAAGCGACGGCGCAGGCGGCTGGTCGGAAACATGGCAAACCGTAGCTACAGTCAGGGGACGTATCGTAACATTGGAGCGCTACATTGGCGAAGATGTGGTTGGCGGTGCGGTTAAGCAAATCGGCGATTACATCATCACTCTGCCTGTTGATACAGAGGTGCAGGAGACTGACCAGTTGCAGATCAACAGTCAGCAGTACAAAATTATGGGATTTGTTGAGCGCAGTCAAAAAACGGCGCTGCGCGTTTATTCAACGAAAGTGTGAGGTGTCGTATGGATCAGATTGTGAATGGTATTCCACTTGTTGTTCTAGTGATTTCGCTGGTTGAATGGGTCAAACGGTTCGGCATCGAGGGCAAAGCGCTGAACGCTGTGAGTATGGCCATCGGCGCAGGGATTGGCGTGGCTTACTGGTACGCGCAAGCCCCGCTGGTATCGTTTGCAGATTGGTTCGGCGCGATAGTGTACGGTCTGGCGCTGGGTCTGGTCGCCAGTGGCATCTATGATGCGGTTCGGAGCGCTTTGAAGGGATAGCTCTATGTCTGCACAAAACGAGGAGCGCGTTTCGAACCTTTCGCTGCAGAAGCAGATCATGGGGTTTTCTGCCCGCTTGGAGCAGGTGGCGTACGATGTTGCTGAGATCAAACAGATGTTGAAGGCAGTTGAGGAGCGTGTTCGGGCGCTTGAAAATCACGAAGCAGGAGCGCATCCACTCATGGAATCTCGTATTGATGCTGCATGGCGAAAATTAGAAGAGCATGATAAACGAATTGAGAGTCTTATACAGCTTGTCGCGCGGTTGGATCACTCGAATCGCATCTTGACTTGGCTTGGTGGAATACTTGGCTCAACGGTGTTAATCTGGCTGATGACGCAAATCTTGCAGGTAACGAAATGAGTTCAAAGATTGTTATCAAATATAACAACCTATCAAAGATAGCAGTAAGGCTGCCGGAAGCAGTTAGATCAATTGTACGTAAAGCGGCTTTCGATGTAGAGGCGAATGCGAAGGCCGTTGTACCTGTAGATACCGGGAAGCTCAAAAACTCCATTATCAGCAAGTTTCCAACGCCGACAAGCGCTATTATCTCTCCGCATACTGAGTATGCTGCGTTTGTTGAATACGGCACACGCAAGCAGCGCGCCAAGCCGTACATGCGACCCGCAGCGGAAAAGGTCGCGCCGGCGTTTATTGAAGCCTGCCGAAGATTAGAGGAGCGGTTGAGGTGACCATCTTTAATGCCGACCGCTGGCTATACACTCAGTTAACAACTGATGCGCAGTTATCCACCGCGCTCGGCGGGCGTGTGTTTGTTGACACAGCACCTCTCGGCACTCAATATCCGCTGGCTATCATGACTTTCGTGGCGAGTCAGCAGGTCGGCAACTGGTCGGCAGACCGCGTGATGGATAACGAGTTGTGGCAGATTGCGGTGTGGACAAATCAGGATAACTACACCAGCATCGAGTCTACAGCAGATCGCATTCGCACCGTTTTGCACAAAGCCAGCGGGACGGGCGTAATTGGCTGTGCGTTTGAGCGTCAGTTGCGCATGAGCGGCTCGGAAGGTTACCGGGCTATTATTTTAGAATTCCGTCTTTACACTCAGTGAGGGCGGGGAGGTGAGAAATGGGAGAAAAAGCGTCTATCTTTCAGACCGTGCAGATTGGCATTGAGACCACACCAGGAACGCCGATAGCGGCTAATAAGAAACTGCTGGCTACCAGCCTCATTCCGGCCGTCAAGGTGGAGGGTGATACTTTTCGCGCAATGGGCAATAAGTACCCATCGTTTGCAATTATCAACAAGGAGTGGAGTGAAGCAAAGGTCGAGGGAAAGCTTACGTACAACGAAGTACTCTATCTGCTTTCTTCATTGCTTTCGCAGCCGCTACCCGTTCAGCAGGGTGCAACGACAGCATATAAATGGACATTTATCAGCAACACCAACGCTGAAGATGCTGGTAAAACTTTCACAGTTGAACAGGGCGATGCCAACAGTGCCTGGCGCGCTGCCGGGGTTAAGGTTAGCGGTTTAGAATTCACTTTTAACCGTGACGAGACGTCAGTTTCCGGTACAGCAATCGGTCAGCAGCTGGAGACTGGGATTACGCTAACTGCCAGCCCGACCAGTATGATGCCAAAGCCGGTTCTCCCAGCGCACTTGAAGTTGTACATGGCTGATTCACAGGCTGGACTTGACTCGGCGCAGGCGCTTTCACGGGGCTTTTCCTTGACCTGGTCGCTTACCGACAAAAACGCGCTGGTCTGGCCGGTTGGACAATCTCCAGTATTGATTGAAAGCGAGCCGAAGCTGGAAGCTAAACTTAGCCTTGCCACCGATACCGTTGGCTTGGGATTAATTACTACTATGCGCGCCGGTTCAACCAAGTGGTTGCGGATCAAGGCAGAGGGCAACACCATTGAGACACCCTACAAATACACCGTTCAGATAGACTTTCCAGCACAAGTCGTAGACGTCGGTGATTTTAGCGACGAGGATGGTATCTACTTGATGGAGTACGCATTATCTGGTGTGCATGACGCAACCTGGGATAAAACATTTCAGGTTGATGTGATCGCCGATGTTCAGACTCTGTGAGGTGATTGATGCCGATCAAATTAAGTGATTTGACCAAGCAGACGCGAACTATTCAGGTTGATATTGGTGCAAGTGAGCCGCTGGAAGTTGAGTACCGCATCCAGGCTTATACACCGGAAATCGAAAGTGAAATTGCTAACGCCGAGCAACGGCCAGCAGCAACCCTTTCCCGCATACTCAGTATGCTGGTGGTGTGCTGGTCGCTGGTTGACGACAACGGCAGCATGTATCCACTGGATGAAGAGTACACAGTGAAGCTGCCGTTGTCACTGATGTTGTCGGTGTTTAGTAAAATTGCGGAGGATATGCGCCCAAACCTGATGACCGCCGGGGGCTAAAGCGGTGGCTAGTTTCCGGTGGTCAGATTGGAGAGTGTCCAGAGTGGTATCTCCTCATCCGTGCTGCACGATATCTAGGTATTTCCCCCTCGACATTATTGAGTATGCCTGCTTGGTGGCGAGACGTTGCGCTGGCTGCCGAATCTGCAGAAGTAGAGGCAGAAGTCGAAAGGATGAAGCATGACAATCAGGGCCGCTGAATTGCAAGTTGTTATTGGGGCAGATGACCGTCAAGCGCGTGGAGTGCTGCAGGGGTTTTCGTCCTTCTTGGGTGGGGTGGCGAGTACAGCGGCTGGTTTTCTCTCTGCACAAATTTTTCAAGGCGCGATCACGGGTGCGCAGCAGTTGGGGCGCGAGGCGCTGACGGCATACGCCAATTACGAGCGGCTGGGAATGAGCCTGGAGAGCCTGGTGGGGCGAGAGCTGATGAACGCTGGAGCGGCGGACAGCCTGCGGGAAGCGATGGAAACGGCGGGTCCAGCGGCGCAAGAATTATTGGGGTGGATTCAGCAACTGGCAATCGAAAGCCCGTTCACCCAGCAGGGCGTGGCGGATGCCTACCGGACGGCGATGGCTTATGGTTTCACATCCAAAGAGGCGAAACGACTGACACAGGCGATGATTGATTTTTCGGCGGGCAGCGGCGCGAATGAGGCGACGATGAGCCGGATAGCATTGGCGCTGGGGCAGATTCAAAGCAAGGGCAAACTGGCCGGACAGGAAATGTTGCAACTGACCGAAGCCGGTCTCCCGGTGACACAGATTTTGTCGAAAGCGTTTGGGGTCACGACCGGTGAGCTTGAGAAAATGAGAGAAAAGGGCTTGATCCCGGCGGACAAGGCAATCGAAGCGATTGTGCAATCGCTTGAGCAGGATTTTGGCGGGGCGGCGGAGCGGCAGGCGGCAACATTCAGCGGGTTGATCTCGTCGCTGACGGACATCAAAGAGGTTGGTCTGCGGGAGCTTTTCACGGGCGTCTTTCAGGAGGCGCAGCCTTACGTGGCGGCGGTAGTGGACAAACTGAGCAGCGAGGAGTTCAAAGCGAGCCTGCGGGAAGCCGGAATGCGGGCCGGGGAGCTGGTGCGGCCGTTTTTGGATGGGTCTGTGGCGAAGAATGTGCAGGATTTTGTGAGCAGCTTGATTACACCTGATATGACAGAGAGCATAAATAGCTTCCGTGAGTCACTTGGCGCATTGGGAGGGACAATTGAGGAAAGTTTGCCCATGCTAGAGCAGTATGGCGCTGACATGAAACGATTCCTGGTTGAGCAACTGCAAACTGCGGGGCCGGAGATCCTTGGTAATTTATCCAGCGTAGTAGCTAGTATAGAAGAGATTTGGCGCAACCACGGCGACGAGATCATGGCAGTTGTCAACTTCGCCTGGCGGGTAATCACGACCGTCGTGCTGGGGGCGATGGAACTGCTGACCGGCGGGATCGCGGGCTTCCTGGCGTGGATGCAGGGGCTATTCGACGCGGCGACGCTGGCAGTACAGGGGAACTGGCAGGGGGCATGGGAGGCGATTTTGCTGGCGGCGCTGAACGCCTTTGGCTTGATCCAGGGCGCAGCGGAAGCATTTTTCGGGCTGGTGCTGGGGATCGTGGGGACAAATATGGAGGCATTCAAGCTGACCTGGTCCGAGAACTGGGAAATGGCAAAATTGATCGTAACGACAATATGGCAGAACATCGTGAGCAGGATTACTGATAAGGTGAACGAGATTTACAGTGTTGTAGCGAGCAAACTGGCGGCGGTGATCGAGTGGATCGGGACGAAATTCGTGGAGCCGATGAAACGACATATGGATGCGGTACAGAAGGCGATCAAACCTGTGATTGATGCGCTTGGGGCATTGATCGAAATGGCAAAAAACCCGATTGAAATCTTTACGACTGTGGTAACGAAAACGATCGGGGTTGGAGGAAACAAGGGAGGAAGTTTTGGCGGGATTTCTAATCCGATCTTGAAAGGGACGGGTGGGTTTGTGTCTGCGGGGCAGGCGACGATTGTGGGGGAGCGGGGTGAGCCGGAGTTGTTTGTGCCCTCGCAAAGCGGGAGAATTTATCCGATGAACAAATTATCAGTCGGGAGCGGCAGCGTAGAAATTTACGGGGATATCCACGTGTACCAGGAGCGCGGGACAAACTTCCTGGAAGCGCTGGGCTACGCGGCGGGAGTATAGCGGATGTTGATCAAACCTTATAAATACAACGGTTTTGAGATTAACGACGGGACGTTTTTTGCTGCATGGATCCCGGACGAGGCAAACACAGTTTATAACCTGGCGGAGGCGAGCGTTTCGGAGGCGAGGAGGATGGGGGGTTTTCCGGCTTATGCGGATTTTTATTTGAGCGGGAAGAAGTTTACGCTGATGATTAAGATGCTTGGAAATTGGAGTACGATGGTGAGCGCATTGCAGTTTATTTTTGATACGCGGCAGGGGGAGAAGGAGCTGGTGATCTTTGATGAGGATGGCGGACAGTTGTGGTATATGATGTGCAAGGTGATTGGTATGCCGAGGATCGTGGGACAGACGGTGGCGGTGAAACTGGGAGCGAGCGACCCGATTTGGCGAAGCGTGATCAAGCAGAGCGTGAAGTGGGAAATTGATGCGAGTGGACAGAAGAAGGAATTTACGACGCTGGGCAACTGCGAGGCGAGACCGAAGATTACGATCAAGCCGATTTCTGCGAAGAACAACGGGTTTTTGTATGGGAAGTTTATCGCTGTTAGAACACAGATTAAATCTAATGGCATTTATGTCTCTGGCGATTTATCCAATTGGGCGGTGGACATAACAAATGGTAATTTTAACACGCAGGCGTTGGTGAACGCGGGGAAGATGAAGGCGAACGGAGATGATCTGCGGGTGTATGTGGATGGGGTGGAGGTAGATCGTTGGCTGGACGGGATTAACACGACGACGACGAAGGTATGGATTAAGTTGAATTTGCGCCATTATCAATACGATACGAATTTGGTGGGGGCAATTGGAAACCAGGATAACGTGACGGAACTTGTTGTTGATGATGACTTTTGGGGAAGGGATCAGACGCCAACAAGCGGGATTGTGATGATTGATAATGAAATCTTTACCTATACCGGTAAAGATTTGGGTGGGGTAACTAAAAAATTGACGGGTGTAAAACGGGCGATGAAAGGCAGTTCGGCGGAGGCTCATGCAGACGGGGCGGCGGTGCATTTGATCGAGCATGATATTTGGATATACTACGGAAATGCGACACTTGGATCCCCCGTATTGAGTACACAAAATAAACCGATATTCGATTTGGCGAGCAGCACGAACACGATCTGGGATTATAACGAGTTTTACGATGGTGATTTTCCGAACCGACCGGGAAGCTGGGTTTATACAAAAAATGATGGGGATATTTATGGGGGTAATCACGATAGTGCTGTAAATCCTTATGAAGAGTTGGGTTCTAAATGTGTAACAACCGGGAATAGCTATTATGTTGTTGAATGGTTGTCTCCACTGACGGCATATTTAATTAAGGAGGCGAATTTTCAGAATGGTGAAATGTATCGTGATGGTGTGATTAATAGATCAGTTATAGGATATCTATATAAAAAGGATTATTCGGTGGATATAGATGGCATCCCAACCAATCTTTATTCAATAAGCAAACCAACAAACGATAAAACATGGGAAGGCTGGTCGAAAAATAATACTAATTTGTCTAATTGTTATAGAGTGTGTCTCAATTTATATGGAGATACGAGCATTGGATCTGTTGTAAAACTGGAGTGTGCGGATGTGACGCTGACTTTGGATAGTGCGCGGACGCCGGTGGTGAACCTGGCGGCGGGGGGCGAGGTGGCGTCTTACCAGTTGGCGTGTGTGATCGATAATGAGACGACTGGAGAGGAGATCCGATTAAATTACACTATGACGCCGAACGAGACGCTGGAGGTGGATTGCGAGAAGCAGACGGTGACCTATTTACAGGATGGATCGAATGCGGCGGCGGCGTTGTCGTTGGATGCGGTGCGGCAGGAGTGGCTGACCCTTGCGGCGGGGACGAACACGTTGGCGTATTATGAAACGGGTGTGGACGGGGTGGAAATCAACGTTGAATGGGAGGACCGGCATTTATGAGCGATGAGGCGCGGTGGGAACGGGTGCTGGTCTTTGATCGAACAGGAACGGCGATCGGGGAAGTGCGGGCGACGGTGGCGCGCACCTGGCACGTGGACCGGATCGCACAGAGCGCAATCTCGATCCCAACGGCGGATGCAAAATTTACGGCTGAATTGTTCCGGCCGCGCAACATCTTTTACGTCGAGTCGCAGAACCTGGCGGCCTGGGCCGGGTTTTTGTGGCAGCCGATGCGCTGGCGGGACGGGATTTTTACCGGCGCGCTGTGGGGGATGGAGCGGCTGCTGATGTTCCGCCGGACGGGAAGCAACGACCTGCTGAGCGGCAACGGCGGGGCGGTCTTCAGCGCGCTGGTCAACAATGCCAACAGCGCCGAGAACCTGGGGATCACGATCGGGACAGTGGATGCAGGTGGCGGGAGCATTGAACGGACATATAACTTTATGAACGTGCTGGATGCGGTTGACAAGCTGGCGAGCGACCTGAGCCGTGATTGGTGGCTGACGCCTGCGGTGAGCGGGGGGAAGCTGTTGCTGGCGGCGAACTGGGGGAGGAGGGGGGGGGCGTTTGGAAAATTGCTGGTGGAGGGGCGAAACTTTACGAATGTTGAGCTATCCGAGGAAGGTGAGGTGGCAAACGACATTATGGCCTACGGCAAATTTGAGGATTGGAGCGCACCGCTGTTCTCGCAGGCGATAGATGCTAACAGCCAGAGTGAGTATGGCTTAATCCAGGATACGGTGGCGGCGCTGGACACGGAGGAGCAAAGTACGTTGGACGGGCTGGCGGGGTCGCACCTGTCGAGAAGGAAGCGGCGGCGGATGGTGTTGACGGGAGATGTGATCGGACCGCCTTACCCGAAGTGCGGGGATACGGCGATGATTATGTTGAACCGGACGATGCGGATTGGGGCTGGGATTGGGGGGACGGTGACGATGCGGGTGCAGGCGGCGGGGTTCGACCCGGTGGATGGGGTGATGAGTGTGACGCTGAGGGAGGTTTGAGTTGAGTACGATCGAGATGTTGAAGGCGGTGGAGCAAAAAAGCATTGCGACCGTGCTGCGGGACAGTTTGCAGGCGCAGGAGCTGGTGGAGCGAAGGGCGGCGGCGATCCCGCTGCAGGGAGAACTGGTGCTGCCGATGTATGTTGTGGGGCTGTATGGAGCCTGTATTACCAGCACGACATTGACCTGGCAATCGGCGGCGAGCCATGCTTTGGGCGGTTACTGGTTTCAGGCGTCTGCGGGGGACGGGAATGAGTTTAGCTGGCCGGTGGTGCTGGATAAAGGAACTTATACGGTGGGCTGGTGCGGAGTGACTTATACGAATGCTGCTAAGGTGGACTGGTCTCTGGACAGCACGGTGATCCAGAGCGGGCAGGATTGGTATAGCGCGAGCCTAACTTATAACGTGTCTAAGACCTTTAGCTATCAGATTGCAGCGAGCGGGGCGCATACGCTTAAGGTGAAGGTTAACGGGAAGAACGTAAATTCTAGTGGATATTACTTGTTTGGGAGTTATTTCTATTTTTTGCGGACGGGAGACTAGGAGATGACAAAATTAACAAGCAGTTTGCCATTGGGGCTTTTTGTGAACGGCGGGAATGTTTTAGACAAAAACATCCTGCAAGGGAAAATCGAATTTTTGCTGGTGAAGGTCAACACGCCGGGCGGCGGATGGGACAGCGGGCTGGAGCGGCACGTGCAAACCGCATACGACTTGGATATCCCATGCGGACTGGTGATCTATATGGACGGGACGGCGCCGGACAAAAACTGGGATTTGAACGATTTTTCCAAGTGGAATAGAGACCGAATGGTCGGGCAGTTCCTTCCACTGCCGGGCAATAAGCGATTTCATTTTGGCGTGTTGTACTACCACCCTTCCAGGATGGTCGAAGCCAACGGCGCAGCGATCGAGCCGCAATGGCTGGCGCAGATCCCGATATACATGGCTGATGAACTGCATAATGCCTGGTTTGGACCGCTGCGGGATGTACCGGCGGCGGCGCGGCGGATGGTGATCGGCGGATCGGATGCAGCGCTCTCGCTGGTGGCAGACCCCAACACCGCCTGGCGTGACTGGCCGTTTATGAGCGTGGTGGATGCGTTCGGCACAGTGGCGACGTGGGAGACCATCCGGGATCTGGTCGGACAGGTGGAAGGGAATGCAACGCAGCCGGGTGTGTCGAGACCTCTGTGGAACTTCGACCCCTACCCGTCGCACGGGTTACCGGGAACGGGTAATGCCGGGCTGGTCTCCTGGCTGGGGACGAAGAAAATGCTGCACGACTGGTGCCAGTTTGTCCCGGCGGGGACGATCCCCACGCCAGATCCCGATCCAGACCCTGATCCGGGAAGCGGCGGGAGTGTTGACATATCTGCGATCGATGCTAAGCTACAGGCGATCGTCGACATGCTAGAGCCGATTTCTGTTTTTTTTGCGAGGTTCAAATGAGCGATAGAACTTTAGGTATTGATGTTTCGTTCTGGCAGGACGACAACAGCACCCCGCAGCAGATAGACTGGAGGAAAGCCAAAGCGGCGGGAGCGAAGTTTGCTTTTATTCGCGCCGGGCAGAACACCTACCCGGACGAAGACTTTGTTTATAACTGGCGAGAATCAAAAGCAGTTGGCATTCTCCGTGGGGCATATCTATACTACGATTATCGCAACTACCCTCGCCCTCAGGCAGAGTTCTTGTGGCGGCAGATCCAGAACGATCCTGGTGAACTGCCGCCGGTATTGGACTTCGAGCAGCACCCTCAGTGGGCGCTGCCGCCGAGGGATAATTGCCTGGCGGTCATCAAAACGTTTTTAGCAGAGTTAGAGGCGCTGTGCAAATGCAAGCCGATTTTCTACTCCAATCCAAGCATGTTGATCTACACGCTTAAACCGATCCCAGCCTGGCTGACCGAGTACCCGTTATGGATTGCGCATTACGGCGCGGATGAGCCGATGCGGAGTGCGTGGGCGGCGTGGCAGCAGGGGTGGACGTTCTGGCAGTACTCGACGACCGGCGATGGCAAGGCTTTTGGCATGGAGAGCAAAGGGCTGGATATGAACTGGTTTAACGGTTCTGAAGAGCAATTAAGAGCATTTGCCAACATTCAAAATATTCCACCCAAACCTAAACCCGAACTCATGCTTGAAGAGAAAATCAAGATTTTATGGGATGCACACCCGGAGCTGCATTGAAATTTATCCCTTAGGTAAAATACGTTCACGATCTTGAATGTCTTTTCTTTTTGCGCGCAAGAACAAGTTTATCTGCCGGTGAGGTCATCCTACCTAAATCTTCCCGCATAGATTCTACGGTCTTTAGATACCGCTCAAGAGTCTTTAAGTCGTTGTGTCCCATTGCATCACGCAAACGATAGATATCCCATCCAGATAAAAGTGCGTTGATTGCAAAAGCCCGCCGGAAACTATGAAGAGTGGGCGATTCAATTCCGGCTATTGCAGAGCGTCTTTCAACAATATTCCTGAGACCATGATAGCTGAAACGATCACCGTAATCATTAAAGAACAAACTGGGTTCATCGCTTGGGTAAAGACGCAGATACTCAGCAATTACGCGTTTTACCATTTGTCCAAAATGGACATACCTTTTTTGTCGTCCTTTTCCAAATCGGACGTGTAATGTGTGGTCGCCTAAATCAGACCGGTCAAGCATAATCAATTCGTTTGCCCGAACACCGGTATCAAAAAGCACCAATAGAATAGCTTTATCGCGAATATCAAAGAAGTTATGCGAAACACAAGTGGACACTAAAATTTCAACTGTTTGATTGCTTACGGGATCAAGCGGTTCAATTTTTGGTTTCGGCATTTTTGCTTTTCTAAACGGATTGCGCCAATCGTCTGGCTCATATTCAGCTTCCCACCATGAAAAGAACGCATGAATTACCCTGTAAAAACTATGAACCCCGCCTTCTGAATGATTTTCCCGCAACATATTGAAATAAAAACGCAAATCATCGGGAGTAACCTGGGTTACATGTTTGATTTCCTGGCTTTCGCACCAAGTCAAAAACGGCATAATCTTCTCCCTATAGGCGCCCAAAGTATTTGCAGGTCTGCCACGAAATCTTAATTCCGAAAAGTAATTTTCAATTGCGCTTGCAAGATATGTTACACTTGAGGAAATCTGTTTTCCCAGGGGACGGTAAAACTCTCGTTGGTTTGTTTTTGTGCCCAT